CTCTCACCTTCTTTATATCCTGCAACTTCTGCGGCTCGTTTTATCGTTCCGCCATTTGCTACGAGGTGCTCAACGAGTGCGGTCTGTTTCTCTGTCAAACCTGTTTCGGCGTTCTTGATTGCGTTAGCCATCTCTTCCCCTTTGCTTTCCCCTGTAGGGGTAACTTAGTCCTATGAGCCGCATCTAAAGGATGCGCCACAAGTGGAGTTTAAGAGGGTTTGGCAAGGTAAATCAAGCTAATAATCTCTCAGCCTGTGGAAGGGTAATAATATTACGCAAACCATGCAAGACACGCAACAAAAGGAAAGGAAAATAAAAATGCAAATAAATGCAAAATAATGCAAATTAATCGTTGACATGTGTATAAGACTGTTTATAACTATAAGGGTAGTTAAACGGAACTGAGGAGGTTACCAAATGACACACCGCATCACAATGAACCATCTAGATTTTGTTTGTGACGAAATCAACGACCTGCTAGGGAAGCCCAAAAACTATTGGGATTCCGAGTTGAAGAAAGCACACGTAGGAAACCGCCATATTGAATCAACACAATCAGGCTATGCCTTAGCAATAACGGTTAACGAAGGCGGGGGCATCTCTAATATGTTTGGCTCGAAAACTAAACGCGAGCTAATGGAAAAACTAGAAGCCTATCTTATGGGCTTGCGAATGATGAAAAAACAATCAGAGAAGGAGGCGTAGGCATGACACAATCAACCATTAAAACAATTACACGTTTGCAGAATAGCAAGATGGGAAACCCACGTTATCACATCGAGATGACAGACGGAACAAAGGGCGCGACACAATCAAACGCTGGCTGGGCTTATGAAATTGTCCCTCACGCATGGGAAGGCAAGCTCTGCACCTATGAAGTCAAAGAATACAAATCAGGCTATCGCGTATTTGGTAGCGTTGAAATTTAAGGAGATAAGCAGATGCACCCCATGATATTTAAATTGAAATACCAAAACCCGCGCCGCTTTGAGAGCATACACCGAAGCGCAAGCGTTTTTGAAAATGATGAACGCGGTTTTTGGTGTGTCGTTTTATCCGACGAGAACGGCAAATCTTGGATTGAAAAGGGTTTTTCATCGCAAGACGAGGCAAACAAGCGCAAGAGCGCATTCATTCAAAATGAGGAATTAAGCAAATGAAAATGACCAAACAACACTATGAATTCTTAACCGATGAAGTCCTACCACTGATGGCCTCACCTTCCAGCCTTGAGGAGGTAGCCGACAAGCTCGGAAACACTAACCCCTTGTTTAATCGTGGCGTCTTCATGGCTCGCGCACTAGAGAAGTGGGAAGACAAGAACATTCCAAAGGCAATGATTGCAGAGCTAGACCAAATGATTGAAGAGGTGACATCATGAGTGGATCCATGAGAGACAAGCAAGCACAAAAAAACTTCGCTGTAGTTTATTGGCACGTTGAGGACGTTATGGACGCAGCCCCACACCTGACAGAGGACGCCGCCCGGGCGGTGCTTCACCAACTGGCAGAGCGACACGAGCCGCACGTTGCTTGCATCACGACCGAGACCGTCGAGAATGTTCTAGAGAGTTGGAGGGTATAGCATGGCCGCTTGGATATATGGAGGTTTCTTTTTCTTGGTTTGGGTTTGTGCGTCTATCATTTACTGGGACGTAACGCGCAACCAACAAAGGGCAAAGGTCAAAACGATTGTGAATGTCAGGACGCCTTGGCTTTATGATGAGGTTCAGATAGTGCCAGCATTTATTCGGAGAGGTGAAGACAAGTGAACATCTGGAAGCAAACAATAAGTGTTTATATTAACGCGCTGGAGCATGGGGAGCAGCAAGCAAAGGATGCCGCTGCCGCCGAGCTTCTCTTGGTGGCCGATTACTTGAACAAGTCAGGAGTAAAGTATCCCGACATCATGCCAGACAACAGACCACAACCAAAAGAATGGAGATAACAATGGAATTAATGACAGCAAACGAGTTCTTGCAAGAGGACGGCCACGCATTTGATGAGCCGAGCTATGACACAGTGAGAGAAGTATTCGACGAGCTATCGCGTGAAACACTGGGCGAGAATACTTTTTATGCAGACTTTACCAGCCACACCCTGACCTATGGCGAAGAGCTAGACCAAAAGATTAGCGCCGAACAATGGGAAAGAATAGGCGACCGATGCGGATTGGTAACGAGCTACGTCAAAAAGATTGCGCTTGATTATGCAGAAGAGCAGAAGAGTTGGGCAGACCTATGGTAAAGGGAGCAAAGCCAGCAGCTTGCGACAAGTGCAAGATGGTAGAGGAAAACTTTGTAATGATATTGTTGGAGTCTGAGCCAGCAGAAATTCACGCCACAATCTGCGACGATTGCTATCACGCAGAGATGGCCAAGCCAGTGAGAGAATGGGGAGTGCAAACATGATTAGTTATGTAGTGACAGAGTGGTGTGGATATTTCATGGTCATTGAGATTGATGACACTCAAGATGAAATAGGTGCAGAGATTGTATATGGTGGAACAGCCGATGATAGCCTTGCAGATTGCGAGCAATGGATAAAAGAGATGGAAGAGAATTGATATGACAAGCAAGAGCAAAGCGAAAGGAACCTATCACGAAAATTATTTTGTGAAGCTGTTCAAGGAGTGGGGCTTGAAGGTTCGCAAGCAGCCATTATCTGGCGCCCTGGGCGGGGAATATTCAGGCGACCTTGTGATAACAATCAACGGAGAAGATTACATTACAGAAGTAAAGTATCGCAAAGAGAAGGGCTTTCCCTCACCATTCACAGTCCTAAAAAATAGAGACGTTGCCTTGTTTAAGCTAGGCAAGAACGAGGAAGGCTCACCCAAGTGGGTGCTAATCATTCCCGATTATATCGTAGAGAAATTTATTGGAGCAAACAAATGAACATCAACATCACAATAAAAGAAGAGGGCGGAGCGCCAGAAGATATCTATAGCGTGACCTCGCTTATCAAAGCGGTAACCACTGTGTTTGCAATAAGCAAGGAAGAGCTATTGAGCAAGCGCCGAATGGCTTACATCGTAACGCCTCGACATGCTTTGTATTATCTCGGCTATAAAAACACTAGCCATTCCCTGCCTTCCCTTGCACGGTTCCTAGACCGCGACCACACCAGCATCATTCATGGACGAAACAAAACAAAGGAACGCCTAGCAAAAAACAAAGCGTTTGGTTTAAAGATTGACGAGGTTCACCTGCTTGCAATCGCCTACGAGGAGAAGCGGCAGAAGAACTTAGAGGATATCCGAGAAGATGTTGCCGATATGATTTACAAAATTAACATGGAGAAGTTAAATGGATTATGATATCCGCCACAATCTAATTCACGAGAAGTTTATTCTTAAGATGGGCAAGATGTATATGGCTCCAAAGAATATCGCCAACGATTCGGAAGCCAAGAAGATGTATTGCCGCGAGCTACGCAATGCAATCAACAAACGGATCGACTCAGGTGCCGACGAGAAAACATTTCTTAGTATGCTTGAGAAGGTATGGGATAGATGTATTGCAGACCAATCATATCGACTGTGGTTTACACCTGCCCTAGTATCCAAGCACGCCTCGAAAGTAAATGCTGAAAGGCGCGAGGCAATCAACGCAACCACAGTTGCAGTAGAAAAAGCTTTCTCACCTGAGCAGAAAGATGAACGCCCTCGCAAGTCTGATGCTGCTGGTGGTGGCTGGACTATCGAGAAGTGCGACGAGCATATTGCCAACATGGAACGCATGATTGCAGACGGAGAGATAGGCGGACACATGGGACGCAAGCTTGCAAACATTCCGCGAGTGGCAAAAGAAAGACTAATAAATGCTGGACATAAACCAGCGAACTCTTTAGATTATGGAGTAGGAGTTAAATCATGAGCAACATAGACACCCACAGGATACAAGAGGATGAGCTACGCCGTAAGACAATCGGTGGTAGCTGCGCCCTTAAGATTATGAATGGTGATTGGCACGAGCTTTGGATGCAGAAGATGGGCTATGGTGAGCGGGTGGATTTGTCCGATGTCTTGCCAGTCCAGCTTGGTGTATTCACTGAGGCATTTAATGTGCAGTGGTTTGAGAA